CCGCCTCCGCCGCCGCCGACTCCGCCGCCGCCGCCGCCGCCGCCGACGCCGCCGCCGACCGCGCCGACTCCGCCGACCCCGCCGACCACGCCGCCGCCGACCGCGCCGCCGACTCCGCCGCCGACCGCGCCGCCGACTCCGCCGACTCCGCCGACCACGCCGCCGACTCCGACTCGTGCAGTTCAATGACCTGTTTGATGGCCTGCCGGCACTCTTCGGCGTAAGGTTCCGTGTTGGCCGTCAAGCGCTCCAAGTCGCGGCCATGGCGAAGAATGGCAAGTTGACTGCGCACCTTGCTGACATCCGCACCGACCGGGATCGCGGCGAGAAAGTCCTCGGCGAACTGCTCGGCTTGGCCCTTCGGCAGACCTTCAAAGATGCGATCTTCAAGACGCGCCAGCCATTCGGGAAGACCCAATTCGACCGGGTAGCGGGCGTGATCGTAGACTTCCAGCGTGCAGCCAACGGCGCAGCCCTTGGTGCCGTACTGGCTGACCTCGAAGCCGATGCCTTGCGTCAGATGCTCCAGGCGCCGATGCTCGGCGAGTCGCGCCTGATATTTGGCCTTGACAGCCGGGTCGTTGTGAAAGGCTTGCAATTCGGACTCCTTGATGTGGTGAGCAGACTCTAGGCCAGCGGCGGCTACGCGTCAAGCGCCTCTAGCGTATTTGTCAAAGATTTTTGCAACATCCTTGACGGCCGGCGCGTCCACGACCTTGATTGTCGTCGAGGGCTTGCTGCGCTTGACCAGCGTCGCTGCGACGTCGGCCGGCAAGGCAGGCAGCGCGTCGGACAGCGCGACGGGCTGCACCAGGTCGCTGCGGCCGATGGCGAGCAGTGTCATCGCGGCGGACTTCGGGTCAGCCCACATCTGCCGCCCAGCGGTCTCCTTGACTTGCAGCCGGGCGTGACCCATCGTGGCGAGCTGCTTGATGCGCTCTTCCACCTCTTCCCAAAACGGTTTGAAGGCAGCGCGGGCGCTGTAAAGATTGAGCAGCTCGTCAACCGAGATGTCGAGCAGCGCCTGAGCGCCCGCAGCGACGTTCAAGGCCGTTGCAACGGGCTGCTTGACTGCTGGGCACAGGCCCGCAGCGGCGGCCTTGCAGTAACGGCAGTGATCGCCCGGCACGAGCGGCGCGTCGGGCGCTTCGGTTGCTTCGGCCTCGTCGCGCAGTTTTGCGCGCTCGACGGCTAACCAATCCTGCGCGTTCGGAATCGTCAGCACCTGGGCGGGCGCGCGCAGCGGCACACGGGGTTGATAGACGGCCAAGACGATTTCCCGCACGGTCTGGCCGGCCTCGTGCACCTTCTCGGCCGCGGCAACCCCGTAGGCTGCAAGCTGTGGGTTCGTGTCCTCGATAGTGCCGACATCCACAGCCTTGAAGCCGTATTTGTAGTCAATGACCGTCAACCGCCCGATGCTGGCTTGCCAGATGATTGTATCGGCCGTGCCAAACAGCGCGGGGTGGATCGATGTCGCGGCGACCCTCTGCTCTTCGAGGATGAGTGGCGTTAGGTCGCCGGACACGTGCGATGTGACGAAATCGCAGTAGTTGCGCGCATGAATGAGCAATTGGTTGCGCCATTGCGCAACCGTCTGCGCGCCCAGGTCCAGGCCCTCGGGGACCGCGAACTGCGCCAGGTCGATATGCGCCTCGGGGTCGCGCATCACGGCCTCCTTGACCGCATGGGCCACCGTGCCCTCGGCGGCGAACGGCGAGCCCTTGTCGGGCAGTCCTTTCGACAACCGGACTGACCCGGGGCACGCTCGCCACCGCTCGCGGCTGGAAAACGACAAAAACGAGTGAATTCCGGCCGGGTTGCTCATGCGATCCTCAGTTCAAGATTAGGTCAAGCGAGTCTAGAGCATTTCTAGCCTATGACGCAAGTAGTCTACGGGTTTACCCTTGCTTTCTGGCTATGGTCCGGTTCTTGCTAAGGTACTGACGAACTGACGAACTGAGGAGAATTCCTAATGATCCCATAGATTCAAATTTCTAGATTATTCATAGAATAAATTAGAAATTAGAAACGTAGAGAACATTAGGAAATCGCCTCAGTTCGTCAGTTCGTCAGTTTCCACTAACGGAAAGTGAGCGAGCACTAACCTAAGCCTGGCGTACACTGCGCCCATGGCCGACCTGCTGCCAGTCAAAGCCTCGCTCATTGCGGACCTCGTGGAACTTGTGAACGAGAACCTCGGGGCGCTGCTGCACGCCCGCACGGTCGCCTGTCCGGACTGCGGCGGGACCGGCATCGTCGGCGAGCCGTTGAACGTCGCGGGCGTCTACACGAGCCAGGACCAAAGTACGTGCGCCTCGTGCGGGGGCGTGGGCGCTGTCGAGCGCTATGAGCTGGACATGGAGCAGCTCCAGAAGCCGCGCATCGGCCGGCTTATCGAGGGCTTCGAACTGAAGCAGGGCCAGCTACTGCCGCGATTCCGGAGCAAGGACAAGGCTTTCGCCACTCTCGTCAAGCTGCTGGGCCTTGAGCGCGCCGTCGTCGAGATTGCGAACGGCACATCGTTTGCCGAAGCCCTTTCACCCGAGCAACACGACGCCTATGTGGAACAGCTCAAGGAGCTTGCGCAGATGGGTCTACTGGATCGCGTGACATGAGCGCAGTGTTAGACGACCCCGCAGAGACCGCAGAAGCGCCCGCGCCGCGTCCGGTGGATTTCCTGGTCGCGGCGGCCCGGACGAACTTCGCGGCCTTCGTGTCGGCCGTGCACCGGCCGCGCTTCAAGCATTCGATCTTCTCGGCCAAAGTGTGTCGGGCTGTCGATCAGTTCGTGCTCGACGTGATCGCCGGCAAGCGACCGATTCTCATGCTGACCGCGCCCCCTCAGCAAGGTAAATCGTCGCTCATCTCGCGCTGTCTGCCGCCCTACCTGTTCGGCCGTCTGACAGGCGAATTGCCCGCCGTGCGCATCGCGTGCGCGAGCTATGCCGATGCACTGGCGCAGCGCAACCGCCGCGACGCGCAAGCCATCATGAGCGAGCCGGTGTATCGCGAGATTTTCCCGCACACGTCGCTGATAGGCCATCGCGGTGTCGACAACAGGACAGACGGGCTTGAGGTGCCTGGCGACGGATGGCTACGTGGTGTCGGCATCGGCGGACCCCTCACCGGCCTGTCTCTTGACATCGCTGTCATCGACGATTGCGTGAAGAACGCCGAAGAGGCGCTGTCTGAAGTCATCCAAGAGCGCAATCGCAATTGGTACGAATCGGTCTTCACGACCCGGCTGCAACAGCGCTCTGGCCAGGTCATCATCGGAACGCCCTGGTCAGCTAACGACTTGCTGGCGCACATTCGAAAGCTCCGCAAAGACGATCCGAATTTCACCTTGCTCTCATTCCCGGCGCTCAACTACCCGACCGAGCTGGGTTATGACGAGACACTGCCACAAGGCGCGCTTGTGCCGCACCTGCACAGCGAAGAAAAGCTGCGCGAGATGAAGGCCCACATGAGCAGCATGTGGTGGGCCTCGATGTTCCAGCAGCGTCCGCTAGCGGACTTCGGCGCGATCTTCAAGCGCCAGCACCTTCAGCACTATCGACGCGCCGAGCTAGCTGGGCTGAAGTTCGTTCAGAAAGTCATGAGCGTGGACGCCACGTTCAAGGAGGGCAAGACGTCCGATTACGTCGCTGTGGGCGTGTGGGGCAAGACAGCTGACAATCGCGTATATCTGCTCGACTTTCGGCGCGAGCAGCTCGGTTTCGTCAAGACCGCGCAGGCCATCGTGGACTTGCGCCAAAAACACCCCGACGTGCACCGAATCTATGTCGAAGAGGCGGCCAACGGCGCGGCCATTATCGACATGCTCAAAAAGCACTACCCGCAAATCGTCGGCGTGCCGCCCCTGGGTTCGAAAGAGGCTCGTTGGCATGCGGTTTCGTGGAGCTGGGAGGCTGGCATGGTTTTTCTGCCGCACCCGGACGAGTCGCCCGGCATCGTGCAATGGATCGACGAAATTACCTCCGTGCCGGACGCACCGAATGACGACACGGCGGACTGCATGGCGATTGCCTTGCAGCAGCTCTTGTTGCGCACACCGATTGCGGCGATGATTACCAAAGACATTCTGAACAAATCCTTGACATGACGCGCCGCACAAAACGCCAGCACCCGCCGCAGCGCACGCCCGCGCCCACCCCGTCTGCGCCCGTGCGAGCGCCCGCCGAGCCGGCGCGCTGGCTATCGCTGGCCGAGCAGACCGCGCTGACCGATCCGCGCACGCTGTCGTTGCGTCAGGCCGAGACCTACCGCACCGACCCGCGCCGCTACACCTCCGACGAGCGCGAGCAGGTGACGAAAGTCACCCAGGCGCAGGACTTCGCGGGCGACGCGCGCAACTCGCTGACGTTCATCGAAAACACCAGCTTCCCGGGCTTTCCGACGCTTGCCTTGCTGGCGCAGCTCGCCGAGTACCGCACCATGCATGAGACCCTGGCGGACGAGACGATCCGCATGTGGGGCAAGGTGGTCAGCTCGGGCGATGCCGCGCCCGAGAAGCTCAAGGCTATCGAAGAAGCGCTTAAGCGCATCGACATGCGCGCCGTCGTGCGGCAGCTTGTCATCCACGATCAGGCATTTGGCCGTTCGCACGCCTACGTGAAACTCAAGGGTGACGAGGACGTCGGCCGCGAGCTGCCCCTGCTGCTGACGCCCCGCAGCGTGCAGCGCGGCGCATTCGAGGGGCTGCGCGTCGTCGAGGCTTTTTGGGTCACGCCGAACAACTACAACTCAATCGACCCCACGAAGGTCGATTTCTATAAACCTTCGTCCTGGTGGATGCTGGGCATTGAGACGCACGCGACGCGGCTGCATACGATCATCAGCCGCCCCGTACCCGACATGCTCAAGCCGACTTATTCGTTCGGCGGTGTGAGCATGACGCAGCTTGCAATGCCATACGTGGACAATTGGCTACGCACGCGCCAGAGCGTTAGCGATGCCGTCAAGCAATTCGCCGTGTCGGGCGTCAAGACCGATCTACAGCAGTACCTTGCGCCGGGCGGCGCAACGGACCTCCAGGCCCGCGCGCAGCTCCTGAACAACTACCGCGACAATCGCAACCTGCTTTTCCTGGACATGGCCCAGGAAGAGTATTTCATGGTCGCGACACCGCTCGCCGGCCTGCACGAGTTGCAGGCGCAGTCGCAAGAGCAGATGTCGGCCGTGTCGCACATTCCCCTTGTCAAGCTGCTGGGTCTCACGCCCACGGGGCTGAACGCCAGCAGCGAGGGCGAGATTCGGGTCTTTTACGACTACGTGCGCGGCTACCAGTCCAACGTGCTGACGCCGTTGCTGAACTTCGTCATCAAGCTGATCCAGCTTTCCGAATTCGGCGAGATCGACGATTCTGTCTCGTGGAAGTGGGAAGCGCTGCTCGAAATGACCGCACTTGAGCAGGCCGACGCGCGCGCCAAGGACGCCGACACGGACACGAAGTACCTTGATTCCGGCGTGCTCTCGCCCGAGCAGGTCGCGAAGCGCCTGGACACCGACGAACACAGCCTGTATACGGGACTGCTGAGCCAGGCGCCGTCGCTGGACGAAATCCCCGACGACGACATCCAGGCCATCACCGAGCACATCGCGCAGATTGGAGAAAACGATGACACCACTGCGCATGCCGGGCAAGAAGCCGAAGGTTTTAGCGCCGATCCGACCGGATCGCGAGCAGCTAGCGGAGTACCAAACACGCCTCAAGAAATTGGTGGCGAACATGGCCGCGAGCTACCGGTATTGGCTTCAGGCGAAGTACAACGCGGTGCTACCGGAGCTTCAGGAGTCGGACCGTCTGCCCGACCCAAAAAGCAGCTCATCTGAGCATGCGCAGGACGCTGCCAGCGCGCGCAGCGTCAAGGCCCGTACCGACACCTTCTTCGCCGAGTTTCAACGCCTGCGCCGGCACTGGGCCGCGCAGTTCGATGATCTCGCCGGCAAGCTTGCCGAACAGGCGACCGAGGGCTGGTATACGCGAAACAGCCTGCTCTGGAACGGACAGCTCAAGCGCGCCGGCTTTGACATCAAGATGCAACTGACGCCCGCCCAGCGCTTGCTGCTGCGCGTCGCCGTGCAAGAAAACGTCAGTCTCATCAAGTCGATTCAGAGCCAGTACCACACCGACGTCGAAGGCATCGTGCTACGCGCCTTCACGGCCGGCCGCGACCTCGCGACGCTTCAGAAAGAGTTGATGGCCCGCGCCGGCTCGACGCAGAAACGGGCGGCGTTCATCGCGCGCGATCAAGCCAACAAGGCGACCGCTGCGATGAACAGCGCTCGTCAGCGCGAGCTAGGCCTCGACTGGGCAACCTGGATTCACTCGTCGGCCGGCAAGGAGCCGCGCGAAAAGCACGTGCGCGCCGGTCGTGAGCAATGGGTGTTCAACACTCAGCAGGGCATCGATTTCCACGATGGCTTCGGGTTTTCCCTACCCGGAACCCCCGTAAATTGCCGCTGCACGAGCCGAACCATTATTCCCGCGCTCGGGCGCGGCGACATCGAAGGTCCCGAAGACCTGGACGCAGTGACTGGCTACCCGGGCGCCTATCGCGCCAAGCCGGGCAAGAGCGCCGGGCCGAAGCAAAAGATGGACGTCGAGAAGACGCGCCTACCAGGCGAGGCAGTCCGCTACAGCTAGGTGTAATCGACCCAATCGGCTGCGCGGCGGTCGGCCGCCAAACGCGCCGCGACGGGCCGCACATGCGTGCCGCCTTCGGTGCATTCCAGGATGGTCAGCACGCGGCCGATATTACGTAGCGACCCGATGAACAAGATAGCCGCATCGTGCTTGGCTACCGCCAACGTCTTGGCGCGCAGTACGCGCTGATTCAGGACGCGATTCGCGTCCGACACTTCGGCGATGTACTGTTTCATGATTCGATCCCCTGCGCGCGTGCGCGTTTGATTGCCAGATAGCGCCCGTAGGCTTCGCTCTTGGGTTGCTGCATGCCAAGGCCCTTGCACCACCAGTCATTGCGCAGCAGCACCTTACAGACGCGTCGCCAGGAAGGCGCCCAATACTTCTTTTCCAGCTCGCGCGGAGCCTCATCCGGAATGCCTTCGCGGTAGCCCCGGTCATGCCAGCCTTTGAGCCAGGAGCGCAAGCGCGGCAGGTAATGAGCGCGCGTCACTTCGGGCATGGTGGCCAGCAATAAATTAGCGAAGCTGCGCCAGGTGTGGCCGGGCGGTAATGCGATCTTGTTGTAGCCGTTGATGTTGCCGCGCTCTTCAATGTAGAGCGCGCCGCTATTGGCGCCATTGACGCGAGCGACAACGCGACCCCAGGTCTGCGGCTCGATCAGATGGTACAGCCACAGGCCGCGCCGCTGATCGTCGCCATAGGGCTGGCACAGACGCATCTGCGACAGCGGCACACCGGCCAAGTGCATGCGGTCATACACCTCGTTGTGCAGCTTGTCGGGAAACTGCGCGTGGAAGCGCCAGATGTCGGCCGTGCGCCAGTCGTAAATGGGGTACACGTTGAACACGCCCGGCACAACCTCTGTCGTCCAGCGCTTGCCGAAGTGCATCACCTTGTCCCACACAGCGACCGTGCGATAGCGATTCAGGCTTTCGTCGGCGCGAATGCCGATGAATGCTGCGGTTGAGCGCCCTTTGGAGAACCAGACGGCGAACAATTCGATGAACTCTTCGAATTCCATGCGAGGCTCGAAGAAATCAAAGAACGCCGGATCGGAAATGACGCCCAGTCGCTGCGGCAGGGGACGAACCCAATCCGCTTGTCGTTCAGGGTCCCAAGCACACCAGACGGGTTCATAGTTGGAAACGGAGTTACGGAGTTTGATGGGGAGACACACCCAATAGAGATCGATGTGCTCGGCGTAATGGTCGAACATTTGCTCCGCATGCTGAATCGTGAGCTGGTATTGCGCTTCGAGGTCGATTAGCAACACACCCACCTTGCGCCCGCGCCGGATGGCTTCTTCCATCACGAGGTGGAACATCACGGACGAATCTTTGCCGGCAGAGAAGCTGACGTAGATCGCCTCGAAATGGTCGAACGTATAGCGCACGCGAGCGCGCGCTGCTTCGAGCACATCGACACCAAGAGACCTTTTCATTAATACAACTCCGCTTTCGTGCGACCGTTGGCCGCTTCCATGGTCACGGATTCTCGGCCGCTGACGTTCAACCACTCATTGAGATATTTCAATGCGAGTGCGTCGGCCGATTGCTGCTGCGCATCGGTCAGGCGGTGATAACCGCCGCGACACAGTGATGGCACGCCCAATGCTTGCGCGACAGCGGCCTGGCCGAGCCAGGCAATGCGGTTCATGCGGTCATTGGTGAGATAGTGCTCGCATGAGAAGCGCCATTCGCTCGTGACCACCTGGAGCGCGGCTTCGAATCGCGCCGAATCAGCTAGGAATGAGCGGTAAAGCTCTTCGCCCTCTTCTTGCGTACCGGCTTCGTAGCGTTCGGCGTAGAAGCCGTGGCGATAGCATTCCCATTTGTCCCAGGTGTGGAGCACGCGGTCGCCATCGTCAGGCGCGTAGTCGCTAATCACATCGGACAGCAACTCTTCGCCACCGTCGCGATCTTTTGCCGCCTCCCAAGCCTCAGAGAAGCCCTGATCCTTGAACGCTTCAGCCAGGCCGGTGATCTGGCACAAGCGCAGCACCTCGTCAGCATCCATACCGAGTTCGCGCGAAATCTTGGCATCGGTCCAGTTGCGGCGTTTCAGCTCGATAACGATGTCGGACATCGCCTCGACCTTGTGCTTGCCGCGTGCGCGGTTGTGGCGAATCGTCGCGGCGATGCGGTCACCCTTATCGGCGCGGTCGGTGCGGATGTCCACCAGCGGCAGATAGCCGTGCACGCGTTCGGCGACATCGGCACACTCCTTGCCAACACGGTGCCGGTGGAAGCCGTCAATCACCTGGTGCTGTCCGGCTTCGTCGGGCATCGCGACGATGGGCTGCGTGTAGCCGTCAGCACGGATCGACGTGCGTAATAGTTCCATCTCGGGCGGCGCGACCGAATTCGGATTGTAGTCGTTGCCGTAGACCGCATCACGCGGCACCCAGCGCACGAAATCGACGGGTTCGCTGCGGAACGGGCTGACTTCGTGCAACGTGCTGCGCAACGCGTTCAGTGCTTCGACGCGTTCGGCTAGGTCAAGTGCCGCGAGTGGTTGCAGTGCGCCGATAAGCTCGGCGATATAGGCTTCGGTTTCGGGGGTCATGTCGGTAATGTACTTTACCTTTACTTGACTGCGCAAGCCCTGCGCGATGGCTTTTCGCTATCGCATTGCGGGCGCCCGATAGTGCCTATACACTGCGCGCTCATGACACGTGTCACGTTCGCCTTTGACAAGCGTACTGCGCGCACCTTCGACGCTGACGGCCGGATGCGCGTGCGCGATTGCATCCTGAGCACTGCCGAGGTGAACCCCTACTACGGTCGGGAAATCCCGGGCTGGCAGAGCCTCGGCCTCAAGTCCGAACAGCAATATGACCTCTACCGCGACCCGGACGAGATGAAAAAGGGCGCGGCGTCGTTCAACGGCGTCCCCTTGATGCTCAAGCACATCCCGCAGACGGCGGACGAGCCGCGCAAGGAGTACCAGGCCGGCAGCGTGCATAGCGTGCGCTTCGACGGCAAGCACCTGCGCGGTGATCTGCTCGTGTCGGATGGCTATGCCATCGACCTCATCGAGTCGGACAAGCTTTCCGACCTGTCGTGCGGCTACCGCTACGACCCGGAAATGACTTCTGGTAATGATTCAGGCGCGCGTTATGATGGCGTCATGCGCAACATCCAGGGCAACCATGTTGCGCTGGTGGACGATGGCCGTGCTAGTGACGCTCATGTCGCAGACGCAGCCTTCAAACCTCAAACCGGAGCACCGACCATGCCGAACCCCGTCAACCCCGCTGCTGCGCCCGCACCGGCCGCTGCCGCTCCTGCCGCCGCTGCGCCGATGGCTGCTGCACCCGGCGCCGAAATGGGTGGCCAGTCCGACATGGCCGCTATCGGCGCCGCGCTCAAGAACATCGCCGAGCTGCTGGCCGACATCCACGGCAAGGTCGGCGGCGCTGCACCCGCTGCCGCCGCCGCACCGGCCGCCGCGCCCGGCAGTGACGACATGACCGGTGAGTCGGACGAAATTGCGCAGCAGCCCGGCGAGGGCGAAGCCCAGGATTTCGACCTGACCGCTGCCACCGAGGGCAAGGAAGGCAGTTTCGCCAACGGCGCCCAGGACGAGGACGACCCCGGCCCCGATCAAAGCGGAGAGTACGACGTGAACAACACCGGCAGCCAAGAAGGCACCCCCGCGCGGGGCAGCCCCACCCCGCAAGCCATGCTCGACCAGGGCGAACCCAAAGGCCCGGCCGGCGCGATGGACGCCAAGAGCGTCAAGACGGCCATCGCTCGCGCGGTGCAAGCCGAGCGCTCGCGCGCGGCCGGCGTCGCCGAAGCGCTGCGCGAAGTGCGCGGCGTACTGGGTGACGTCTACGGCATGGATGATGCCGGCGCGATCTATCGCGAAGCGCTGGCGCAAGTCGGTGTCGACGTCAAGCATGTCGCCAAGGGTACCGAGCGTGCCGCCTGGCAGGCGTGCAAGGTCGCGCGCGGCGTGCAGGCTGGCGCCGGCCGCCGTGTCGGCCAGCAGGGCGACGCCCAACACGCGCTGGACGCCAAGGCCGTCGAGGCGAACCAGTCCAACGTCGTGCAGATGCTCGGCAAGATTCGCGTTCTGGGCTGATCGGCCCGTCATACCCAGGAGAACTCCATGTTCCAGAATCAGGTCTACATCAACCCCGCTCAAGCGCTGCCGGGTGATTTCGCATCGTCGAATCCGATGCACTACAAGCTGTCGGGCACCGGCACGATGATCGCGGACACCAGTGGTGTGACGGTCGGCAAGTTTGCCATCCTGAACGCTGACGGCACCGTGACCAGCCTGCCCTCGGCCGCACTGGCGGGCCAGCGCCTGGGCTTCGTGCACCGCGAGAACAACGCGCAAATCGTCACGTTCCTGGCCGAAGCCGGCAACATGATTCAGAAGGGCCAGCCCGTGTCGCTGTTCGGCGCGGGCGATTTCTTCGTCAACGTCGATGCGATCACCGGCACCCCCGTGCGTGGCGCTCAGGTCTGGTGGGACACCGTGACCGGCAACACCATCGTCGGCGCGCCCGGCTCGCCCCCGGCAACCACCGTCAACACCGGCTTCGTGCTGGTTTCGGAAATCGCGACGGTCAATGCCATCGTGATGATTTCCAACATCGGCAACGTCTGACAACCGCGCAACCAGGAGCAAACGACCATGCGTGATTCGCAACTCATCCAGCAGCTCGCGGCGCGCGGTGTCGTGCTGCCTCCCGGCGTCGAGAACGTCTCGACGCCCCTCGCCCAGTTCGCCATGGACTACGCGATGGACGCCGCGAGCCTCACGCCGACCCTGGTCGGCGCGGCCAACTCGGGCATTCCGTCGTTCCTGACGACCTACATCGATCCGAAGGTCATCGAGGTGCTCGTCGCCCCGATGAAGGCGGCCGATATCGTCGGCGAGTCGAAGAAGGGCGATTGGACGACGCTGACCGCTGCGTTCATCCAGGCCGAACCGACCACGCGCGTCGCCACTTATGGCGACTACAGTGCGGACGGCGGGAGCGACGCGAACATCAACTACCCGCAGCGCCAGTCCTATTTCTTCCAGACGTGGACCCGTTGGGGCGAACGCGAACTGGCGATGGCCGGCGCGGGCAAGGTGGACTGGGCCGCACAGCTCAACTACTCCAGCGCCCTCGGCCTGGCGAAGTTTCTGAACGCGTCGTATCTGTTCGGCATCGCGGGTCTCCAGAACTACGGTCTGACCAATGACCCGCGCCTGCCGACCCCGGTCGCCTACGGCACGAGCTGGGCGACCGACGCCCCCGAGGTGATCTACAACAGTCTCGTCGCACAGTTCAAGCTGCTGCAACAGCAGTCTCAGGGCATCATCGAACAGACCGACGAGCTGCGCTGGGCCATGCCGCCCACGGCGGTCGCCGACCTGAACCGTGTCAACATCTACGGCCTGTCGGCCGCCAAGCTGCTGAAGGACGCGTTCCCCAAGCTGGAAATCGTCACCGTGCCCGAGTACGACACCGCCTCGGGCCGCCTCGTGCAACTTTGGGCGCCTCGCATCGAAGGCCAGGACTCGGCCACGTGCGGCTTCACGGAAAAGATGCGCGCGCACGCCATCGAGCGGTATTCCAGCTACTACCGGCAAAAGAAGTCTGCCGGTACCTGGGGTGCAATTATCTTCAAACCACTCGCCTGTACACAACTTTTGGGCGTCTGATTTAACGCTGACCGTCTCCCTCCTTGTCTCAGTGGTTAGACTTCGCCCGGCCTAGCGCCGGGCTTTTTGTTGGTTACTCGGCAGCATCAGCCAGCGCTTGCGCTTCCCGGGCTTCTTGCTTAGCGACCCACTTGC